GGAACGAAGAAGAAGAAAAAGTCAACGAACAAATTGTCCATTATCGGAGCAATTGGCGTTGCAAGTCGTGCAAATGCCGACATACGTAAATTAAAAGTGTCACCAGGCAACGCCTCGTCCACGAAAATCGGTATAAGCCCATCCGCGTCAAAAGTGGTCTTGTAACCGTGAGACCGATCAAAACTAGAACGCTGTATCTCAGCCGACGGAACTTGCGAGAAAGCATGCTGCATCACCGAACGCATTTTCATAAAAACTCCCCAAAAAGAAAAAGGCCCCACCATCGGGGCCTTTCTATCAAACCTTGCGAACCTGCAAAGCGGTCGCAAGAACCTCGGCAGGTCCGACCTCAAACTTACCGGTCGTATCCTCAAAACTGCCGAAGTGAAACAACGTGTAATCCTCCGGATTAACGTTAATCTGCGAATCGGGCTTATTCACCGAATTCGCAAACGCCCTCATACCGAGCGCGACGCTCTGCATGTAGAAGGGCTGCATATAGGCTTTCGCCTTATCGTCCCAGATACCGAAAATCTCAATCTTCACGCTCGTAACCTCGCTTTAACACAGAAATGCGCGCCAACGTGACGCGCTCCCGAACGGCTAAACGGGCGTCCGTATTGTTATCGGCCTGCTTACGCATACCGCCAATACGGCGAGTCCGCACAGCGTCCATATCGCCGTGAGCCGCTTCGAACAACTTATCATAGAAACGAGGGGGACGACACGAAACACCACGCGCGATCACCTCGTCCGAGGGATACACATCGCGCTGGAATAACTTAAACCAGTCCGCCGCAATACCAGGACGGCGGGACATAGTCACATACTCGGGCTGCCGCCGAGCCAGAGAACCATCCGGATTCTCGTGAATCTCTCCAGACTCAGGATCGAAGCGCAAATAATGACCATCAGCCGCCATACCCGTGACCTTCTTAGTCACGTAACGAGCTACATAGGCGGCACTCTCGAAAGTAACATCACCAATAATACAATGACCGTGACCCCATACATCGTCCAAAAGACTCGAAGTGTACAAAGCTCCGCCCTCAGCAGGGCGATAAAACACCCGGTCAGGAAAGTCATAACCGAAAAGTATGCAATGGTAATGAGGACGAGCGAACTTCTCACCGTATTCCCCACAGTGGAAATAACGCAACGAGATACCCAAACGCTCGCGCAAACGCTTCATAAAATCCTGAAAATGTTTCTTGTTGAGCGAACCATCAGCCGGAAGTGACTCCGGGCGATACGTCAACGTCAGAAACGAAGAACAGGCGTGTAGCTGAGACTCATGCATGAGCCGAACGGCCCATTGGCGGCTCCGCTCGAGGCGGCAGCCGATGCATTGACCACAAGGCAACTTAATAGCGGGGCCATGCCCCTTAGCGAAATCAAAAACTATCGGAGACGACTTACCAGGGGCCGTAGGACGCCCCCGGTAGGCCGTCAAAGGGAAGAAACACGCCAACTACAAACGAATTCCGCCGCGCATAGGCGCTGCGCGGAAATTCTTACCGTGAACACCAGATTTCATCCGGAAATCACGCTTGCTTTTACCCTTCCGCATCTTCGAACGAAACTTACGCATAACTGAACACTCCGTTGATAGCAGACCCGCTGCCGTGGCCGAAACATCGCACATCTGCCTCTAACAGCCAAGACGCCCCGCTAGGGGGGCAGAAAAAGGCATTGAAGTACACTTAGAAAACGCTAATATGATACGCACGCGTGTAATCACGCACGCGCAGAAAATAGGAGCGAATAGAGTGAACATCGATAACATCATACGAAATATGGAAAATAAACTAATAAGACAAGAGGCAGTAGTAAACGAAACGAAGGCACACATCGAGCTGCTGAAAACAAAGAGAAGAGAAGAAGAAGATAGGGATCAGGGAAAGCTCCCGCTAAACGACGGGAAACCAAAAAAATAGCGTGCGACGGTCCACGCCGCGCAAGCAAAAAAGAGGGGCCGAAAGGCCCCTCAAACTCCCCAGACTGACAAACCTGTCAGTCAGCACAGTTACATCAAGACGACACTGTGCCGTCGACCTCGTCGACCTTGCGATCGCCACCTCGAGGACGCTTCAGAGCGGCCTCGATACGATCGCCCAAAACCGCCATCGGGTCCGGAGGCGGAACATACGCAGGCTTAGCAATCCCAAGCTTACGCATCTCCTCGACATTCTCGGGATTAGAGACAAACTCAAGAAAGGCTTCCGGCGAATTGCCGAACTTCTTTCGAACAGCAGCAGGGACTTCCGAAAACATCTCGTTCGCATTGCGAACTATCTCCATCGCCTCGTGATACGTCTGCGACGGAACCTCACCATACGTCCCTTCATGCCGATTGACGTGCGTTATCACGCCCGTCTTAGCAAACTTCGCCATAATTAAATTAATATCGCACTCGTTTTTAAACGACTGCTTCGCGCCTTTGCCGTCCTCACGGGCAGGCGCTAAAACCTCAACACGCGGAGAAAAGCGGTTTCGAACCTTCATCGTCGTAGAACTCCTTTACCCGGTCCAAGAACGGAACCGGCAGCACCACCAATACGCGAGACCCAACGCAAAATCTCACCGATCCGGGTCTCATCAATGTTGGCTTCATTACGCATACCCGCCAACAACAAACGACCTTGCTCGTTCTCAATACCGCGCCCTTTGGCGACTTCACGAGCGGTCGAATCCTCAGACTCCGCCTTCGAGCGGAGATAAGGAAAAACGGCCTGAAGGCCATACTTCTCATACTCGGTCTTAGCGCGTTGTTCCTCCGTCAAACGCTCCGTAGCTTGGAGATTCTTAATCTCCTGAAACGACCGATACACCTGCAAGGCAGTAGAGAGAGCCGGGGACACCGTGTTGACCACACGAGCCGTAGCCCCGGACGGGCTCGGAGACGAGCCCTGAGAGCCGCTAGCAGACGCCCCAGAGGGCGAGGAGGCACCAGAGCCTCCAGCGGCTAAAATCGGGTTCAAACCCGCCGCGCGAAGGTCCTCAACCTCGCGCTGACGAGCGGTAGAACTCATCCGCTCTTGAAACGCAGATTGCTCACGCACTTGCTGCGCAGCAAAACTCATAGACCGACCAGCTTCATCATGCTCGTACTTACGAGCGATATCCGCCTGATTCGCAGTAAACACATTCTGGGCATTCGCCAAATTCACATTCTGGCGATTAGTAGACTTGTTGCCCAGATGATCCAGAACACCGCCGATAACCGCAGGGAGAGCGGCGGCAATCAAAGGGAACGGCATCAGAACCGATCCACAAAACCAGGAACACCATACACAGGCATAGGCCGCGCACACCTCAACTGAAAATAAGAGTCAAAGATAAAGTGAGGCTCAGAAGGCACGGCAATCACACGATCCACGGGCGTATTCGAGACAATGAACGACCCGTCCAAAGCAGGGGCAGAACCAAACTCCTGCGCTAAATGCCAATAGTCCAAAGTACCCGCAGCGTTGCTGCGGAACAAACCGGTAATCATGGAGGGTTTATACCGATACTCGGCATACCGCTCCTGATAACCGAAAACGTCGTCATCCGCGACCGTACCGGACGCGTAAATCTCCTGAAGCTCGACAACTTGCTCGCCAATGTGAGAAAGGGCAGGCCAGTAGAAATCATACCGAGTCTGCCGCAACCACATCTTATTCACGCCTTGCTGATACGTCAGATCCGCCCGAGCGGACACAAGGCCAATAATTACACCATGCTCCACAAAGCTCTTCGTAAAACCGATACCGTGAGCGGACATGGTACCAAACGCCGCCAAATTACCTTGCGGCGTACCAGACGGATTAGTCTCACCCGTCTGAGCAACCGGATTAATATTCACCGCAGATTGCCCACCACCGAGATATTCGGGGCGTTGCAATCGTGCATCCGGAGACACAACACCAAAATGAGCGCGCAAAATCTCGGTGTACCGAGTACCACCGCGCGCATCGCGCTCTAACAAGCGCTGCACAGCAAAGGCTTGCCGCAACTGGTTAATAGTCGCCGCGGTCGCGTCCTCCAAATCCGCCACCATGTTAGACGGCGCATCACCAGGCAAGCCACCAATACGGAGCGGATTACCAGGAACACCCACGTTCTGAGTAGTCACCGCTCCAGCACCATCCGACCGCATAACACCACGATAAGCATTCGTGGTCGCGTCGTAATAGACCGGAGCTCCGACCCCGGCCGGGAACGTAATCGGCCGGACCGGAGCCTCGGTCCCGAGAGGAAGGGAAACAGAGTCGCCTTTCTGAGGCCAAGGCAAGGCCGAAGTAAAATAATCATGTCGCTTACCACGCTGCAAAATACCGCCGCCGGCGGCAATCAACGTATCCGGGCCGTCGCCCGTCTCCAATCCGTAAGGATTCGAATTCTGTAAATTCTCATCCCGGAACCATTCGTTCCAGATACGGTAATAAGCGCGAAGCGCCAACGAATTAACTTCGAGACCAGCAACCGCCGTGGGCAAACCAAAATAGTCGGCGACCGTATTGGCCTGGAAACCTGTAACCGCAGCAGAAGTAGTCGTCGGAACAACGTAATCCGTCGAATCGTCGGGGTCATCCTGCGCGCCATTGAAACGCTCCCAGTTCTCCCACAGCAAACGGTAGGGAACGAAGAAGAAGAAAAAGTCAACGAACAAATTGTCCATTATCGGAGCAATTG